CCTTAGGCTGCTATGGTGTTTCGCCGGTATTGCTTAGAAGCCGCGATGGATCGGTTTCAGCCTTGTCGCTAAGTCCGCGCAAAGAGATCGCGTCGCGAAGCCGCTCGGCGTTCCAGAGCCGATGCTTCCCGCGTCCAAATGAGCGAACGATCACGCCCTCTGCTTTGAGCCTTTCAACCATGCCCTGAATGGCATTGAATGTTCGGTTGAGTTCGTTTGCGATTTCTTCGGTGGACGCGCGCTCGTTCCGGCGACGAACGAGGTATTCAACCTCTTCTGGAGTCCAAAGCTGGTTGCTGCGACCGGCGCGGTGGCCACGCTTACGACGCGGGACCAAAATACCGTTGGCACGCATCCGCTGAATCTGGCGGTTGATGCCTCGCGGTGTGACGCCGAATACAACTGCGATGTTGTCAACTTCGTCGCCAGCCATCCACATGGAGATGAGTTGCTTTAGCTCATCAGTAGTCCAGCGATGGTCATTGCGCGGCGCAGAACCCGTAAACTGGATTACCTTGGGTCGCTCGTTCATCTTTCCGTCTCCCGCCGCCCTTGATGGGTGGTTATGTTGCTTCGCCAATAATTTCACGCTTGAGGCAGCCGTACTTTTCTTCGTCGCCGACAACTTCGCCGTGAAGCGCGACGATCCACCATCGTTCGCCTTTCCACTTGGGCGGAATCAGCGTTGCGTGCAGCGTTCCGCGAGAACACAGATCAAGTGGTCCCGGAGTTGTTTCGATTGTTCCCGGCGATACAGGATTGTTTTGCCCGCCATTGCAGGCGCAACCGCGTTTGTTGCTTCGCCAGTACGCGAGCGGCAAACCGAGATCGCGCGCCCGTGCCAGATGTTCGCGCTGCGGCTCAGGCCATTTCTCGGAAAAATACTCGATGCATCCGAGCCAGTATTCTTTGGAGCCGTAGCCGTAGCCGTCGCCGTAGCCGGAGCCGGAGCCGTAGCCGTAGCCGGAGCCGTAGCCGTCGCCGTAGCCGGAGCCGTAGCCGTAGCCGTAGCCGTCGCCGTAGCCGGAGCCGGAGCCGTAGCCGTAGCCGTAGCCGTAGCCGTAGCCGGAGCCGTAGCCGTAGCCGTAGCCGTCGCCGTAGCCGTAGCCGTCGCCGTAGCCGGAGCCGTAGCCGTAGCCGTAGCCGTAGCCGTAGCCGTCGCCGGAGCCGTAGCCGTAGCCGGAGCCGTAGCCGTTAGGAATCTCGCCGCGAACGATCAGCGCGCCCACGGTGCTTTTTCCCAGCGCTCGACCGCTTCATCCGTACACGTTGCAACGCATGTGATGTCACGTAATTCAATGTCGGCAGCAGGGCCGACTTTCGCACCGCTGACAGGCCCCGTACTCGCAAGGCCAAGGAAACCCTTGTTCTCCGTAGGCCAGTAGATGCAGTTGCGGGCAGCGCGTAGCTTCACCATCGCGCCATCTGTTTCGGTTGCGTATCCAAAGAACACGCCCCGGTGCGCGGTCGTAACCAGAACCGCTCGCTCACCGTTCTTTGCTTTCATTCGTTCCTCCATCAGCAGCACCCTTGATGGGTGGTGTGAGGGGGAAGGTAATGGGCAATAGCCCACCTGTCAATGGGCAATATCCCATTTCATCTTCGGTAACCCAGCGGCGCTTACGATACGTGCGCCATGCACGACCAAACACTCTCTGTGTCGATCTTGATTGCCGCTGGCGTGATTGCCTGCGCGATCTTTTTCACTGGCCGGTATGAGATCGTCGCGGCGGGCGAAAACAGCTTGGTATTTCGGCTGGACAGGGTGACCGGCTCGGTGACCGCCTGCCTCCCGTTATTTCAACAAGACCAACATGGACCAGTGGATTGCAAAGACCAATAAGGAGCCATGAATTATGGGTGCGCTGCGAGTATTGCTAGGCATTGGATATTTTCTAATGGGCCTATTCCAATGGTTTGCTATAGGTGACGGGTTCTCCTATTTTTTGGGAGTACCGCACTTCGTAGGATATTCGCTAGCGTTTGTCTTGACATGGGTTCCGCTGCTTGGCGGAATAGCTGGCATATACGGGGCCCATGTAGTTTGGGGATGGGAGCTGGTTCCTGCCATCCTGTTCTTCTCGTGGCCATTGGTGATTGCAATAGTTCTCACGGCAGCAAGCTACGCATGGGCTCCCGTTATCCGGGCTCGGCACCGCAGAATGCTAATGGCGCCGGATTGACAAAAAGACGCGGCCGATGATGTTAAGCCTTTCTGGGTGCTTAATTGTTTGCCGTCGCGGCTCATAGGCCGTGTTGTCCGAAATCAAGGTCACAACGCCGGTTTCAAGATGCTGGTGACCACGCTTCAGGAGCCTCTCGCCGTCTACGGTCAGGGCATAGATTCCAGGGATTCGGAGATTAGTTTTCCGGCGATCCACGAAAACCCAATCCCCGCCGTTGATAGTCTCCTTCATGGAATCGCCGTGGGCTTGAAAAATTGCTAGCTGCGTTAGCGGGGCGTCCGTTGCAGCGCGAAGGGTGTTCATGCTGACCAGATAATGGTCAATGGGTTCTTCATCGCCTTCCTCCACATTTCCGGTGCCGGCCGCAAACCTGATGTCATAGACTGGGATTCGCGCGTATTCGATACCACCAAATTCAAAGATGTTCCCGCGCATAGGGGGCATCTGATCTTCTAGCGGCCCCTCGCCGAAGATCGATTCATATGAAGTATTGAGGGTGGCGCAGAGCCGCTTTGCATTTTCCACAGACGGATCACGGTCCCGCTCAAGAATGTCCCGAACGTAGGTTTCGCCCAATCCGGCACCCTTAGACAGCGCCTTCATGGTCGTTTGTTTCCGCTCAATCGCCCTTTTGAGCCGCTCTCGCCAGTCGAGTTTCATGAGTGGGACATTGCCCACTGGAAGCATGATAGTCACTTGGGCAATAGCCCATTGACACTTGGGCAATAGCCCATCATATTCGCCAGCATGACCACACAAGAACTTCTCGTTGAGATCGAGGCGTTCCTTGCGCGCCGTGAAGTGCAAATGACCGAATCCACGTTCGGCCGATTGGCCGTGAACGACGGAAAATTTGTGACACGGTTACGGGAAGGCGGAGGGCTGACGCTCGCCACCGTTGATAAAGTTCGCGCCTTCATTCGTGGCTACGCGCCCCCCAAACCGGCTCACATTCCTAACCAAAAACAACAAGCCGCCGCATGAGCGCCCTTAACCAATGCGCGCCAGCAATGGCAGCAAATCGCGCCGGTAACGTTACCTCTCAATCTTCGTTAATCGATGGCCGTCCCTACGCCGAACTTATCGACCGTCTGGCTCAAGCCCGCGCGCTGCTTCTGCCATGTCCGCGAAAAGCCTCAGCACGGCGATTTTCTCGCTACGCTGATTGGTTTGGCGCGCGGCTGCGATGGCTGCCTGGAGTGCAGCGATGAACTCCTCGCGCACGGGCACCCCGACGCGCATCAACGCGCCGACAAGCAGCACCAAGGCATCTTCCAGTGCCTCGACCCGCGCGGTTAGCGACTGCGCCTGCTCATCCATTCCAGATCGCGTAGGCGCAGACCCTTCGCGGACGCAATCGGTTCCGGCCGGTAGGGTTACCGGAGTCCTGACCGCGCGTGAGGTTCTGGCGCTGATTGAATCTCGCTGTTCATCGGGTCGAAACGGACCGCTCACGATCGGATGCGCGCGCTTCGATCCTGACGCTCGTAAAATCTATTCGGTACGGCGCTGAACATGGTGTGGTGGGGCATCACACTTTGGTTCGCTGCACTCGCTGCCGGTGTTTTCCACCGCCACGGCACGATACGGAATCCCATGCGCCGGCACGGGGGCGGGGGCGCATGAGGGTTCTCGTCGCCTGCGAATTTTCCGGCGTTGTCCGCGATGCCTTTATTGCCCGCGGGCATGATGCGTGGTCGTGCGATCTGCTGCCCAGTGAACGCCCTGGGCCGCACTATCAGGATAGCATCCAGCATCTTCTGCGATCCCTCAGTGACTGCTTGCAGTGGGATATGCTTATCGCGTTTCCGCCTTGCACGCACTTGGCTATATCGGGTGCGCGTTGGTTCAGGGGCAAGGGTCCAGAGCAAGAGTCCGCGCTTGATTTCGTGCGTTGGATCATGGCTTGCAGTATCCCGCGGATCGCCATTGAAAACCCGATTTCCATCATCAGCACGCGCATTCGTAAGCCGGAGCAGATCATCCAGCCGTGGCAATTCGGGCACGGCGAAACCAAGGCGACATGCCTTTGGCTCAAGAATCTGCCGGCCCTGACACCAACAGAAATTGTCGAAGGCCGTGCGGCCCGCGTTCATCGGGCGCCGCCGTCTCCTGACCGCTGGAAAGAACGGTCCCGCACACTGCCTGGCATTGCTGCTGCGATGGCTGAGCAGTGGGGCGAACCAGAACAAGAGCGCAAACGCGCCGCATAACCGTACATCCGCTGCTGGGCGATGCAGCGGGTGAGTGTCGAAGGGCATCGCTCGGGTGGGAATTGAAACAAGGGACTCGCGTGAGTAACGCGGACGGGAGAGGTATTGTGCGGAACGAGAAGCGGAACAGATGCATCGACTGCGGGGTCGTGGTTTATCACACGCGCTGTCAGTGGTGCTGGAAGGCGGAGCGTCAGCGCCGCCGTGACACATTGCCTGGCTGTGCTGTGTGCGGGAAGCGTCTGACGAACATGATAGCCCTGCATTGCAGGGAGCATGTCAAGCTTGGTTGTCCGGCACGGGCACCGTCAGAAGCCCAATGGTTTGCCGCCGCCAGTTTCCAAGCCAAGCGTCTGAAAGTCTCGCCGTCTCATGTCATTGGTGGCGCAAAGCAGCGGCTGGTCACTCTGGCGCGGGCGCGGGCATGGAAAGCATTGGCCGATGACGGCTTTTCCCACAATGGAATAGGCGGGGTGGCCGGGTTCGATCACACGTCCGTCCGGTTCGCCATTCTCTCTCTGCCCCGCTTCGAGAAGCTGCATGTGGAGCGCACGCCCGCTGCGAAAGCGGAGATGGACCTTCCGTGGAACGCGCCCATCCGTGAGCGCCGCGAACTGGCTGACAATCAGAGGGCAGCCTGATGATCCGCTGGCTGCTCAATTCCATCCTCAGCATACGGGATTCGTGGCGCTTCTCTATGAGCCTGACGAAGGAGTGGCAAAATGACTGAGAATATTTTTGCAAATCAAGCGCACTGCTCTGAGCAGTGGGCAGCGACACTGCGTGATCTACATGCGGAACGCGCGAAAGCTTCCGGCGCCCGCAAGGGTGTTCTTACGCGCAAAATCAAGGAGGCGTCTGCGCTCCTAGAAAAACTGAATGAACGGGGCATCAAGAGGTTTACATGACCCTCGGCCCCGAATTCTCCCCGCTCGTACAGCGCTATGCCAGACATATGCAGAAGGCGAAGGACATCTACGAGATAGGGGCGCTGCTGATCGCTTACGGCATGGACCGTGATGAGGAACAGCGCAAACGTTGCCAGCCCGACGAACCAAACTGCGAAGTCACCGGCTGCAATGGGGGCGAAGGATGACGCACCCGAACCGGATCAAGGGCAACAAATTCGAGCGGCGTTGCGTCAAGGAACTGCAAGGCGATGGCATCGGAGCCGAACGTATCCCGTTAAGCGGCTCGGCCGGCGGATCGTTCACTGGCGACATCAACGTGCCGGTCCGCGGCGAAGATAAGCGCATCGAATGCAAGACCAGCAAACGAGGCGCGGGGTTCAAAACCCTCTACGGCTGGCTTGAGGGCCGCTACGCGCTGATGCTCACACAGCCGCGCTCAGACATCCTCGTTGTGCTGCGGCTATCTGACTTCGCGAAACTCGCGTCATTGCCGCCAGCGAGCCTCACGAACGCTCTACAGCCAAGCCGGTTGCCGTTTCGCGTTCTTCCTGAAGATGAAATCGCCCGCTCCCTCTCCAACCAGGAGGTGGGCGAGTGATGCTTCAGCAGCTCGATTTGCTGGCGTGGAAGCCGCGGGGGCCATTTATCACGGGCGCCGATGAACGCCGCCTTGCGCCCCAAATGCAGCGCGTCTTCGACTGTCTGAAAGACGGCAAGGAACGCACACTCGATCAAATCAGCCGCGAGACAGGCGATCCGCCGGCATCATGCAGCGCACGATTCCGCGATCTCAAGCGTCTCGGCTTCCGCACGGAACACAAGAATCTCGGCAATGGGCTTTGGATGTACAGGGTGGCCGTGGAATGACAGCCATCGGCAACCACCTGGCAGGTATTGCCGCGCTCATTGGTGACGGCCCGAAAGAGATTGGCGCATGGCTGCATCTTCTCGCCGTGCCTGAGACCCGCGACCCCGCGATTATTGCAGCTTCCAAAGCAAAAGACCAAACAATCCTGTGTATGCTTGGGCGTCTCGCCTTGCATTACTGGCGGCCAGACTTCACACCCGAACAGGCGAAAAATCTGTATGCGGATTACGTGCGCGACCTTCGGCCTTACCAAATAGGTGACATTCGGGATTCGATTGCAGCGCATCGCCGCCGGGACGCCAAATTCTATCCACGTGTGGGTGAATTGTTGACTTTCATCGAAGCGCCGCCTGCATGGGAGTTATGCACACAAAAGGCCTACATCGCCGCGCGGCGGGAGGCGGGAGCGCGGGAACTCAAGGCCATTGCTGCTGAAATGTCAGCAGTCCAGATCGAATGTGCCGCTCCAAAGCAGATTGGAATCGCGGCATGATCTACGCAGTTTCTTCTCGTACGGCTTCAAGTGGCCCGGCCAGTGCGCCGATTGAGCCGAAGGGCATGTGCGAAAAGAAGAAGGCCGCCGTGTTTGTAAACACAAGCGGCCTCATCGGTAAGTATCGTTCAGCACGCAGCGAACATAGCCGATCCTTTGTGTGTTTACAACGGGGTTGCTCGACCCTCCCAAAAATCGAGATGCGCACGGGCGAACTTTACGGAAGGCAGAGCTTCCGGTTCCGAGCCCCTGACAGTCCGCACCGGACTAAGGACAACCTCACCAAACGTACGGCTAAGTGTGGCTCGGAAGGGCCAGCCGGGCGGGGTGCGCCCCGCAGCTGCGAGGGCCAAATATGGTTTTTGGCACTCAAAGGCTGAATAGCGAGTGAGGTTATACGTGCTGAAGGTGCCCCGGCAGGCTGCACTCTGGAAACAGAGCCGGGTTAGCGGAAAGCGGAACTATGGGAGAATTGTACGTGAGCGTTGATCGCGCATGATTCACCAGCGGGGCAAATCAGGTTATGATTCTGGTCGAAGGGATGTGCCATGAACGAATTGCACGAACTGTACGGCAAGAGCCCAGCCGCTGAGGCGCTTCCAAGCATCAAGGCGATGCAGCGCTTTCGCCAAGAGAACCCAGAAGCCTATGCGGAAATGGTAGCGCGCGCGGTCGAATTGCGGCTTTCCGAGCCTGAGGAGCTTTGAGCATGAGCATTGAGTGGTACATTGGAACGAAGAAGTTCGTGGAACCCAAATGGCGCAAGGTTCAGCACAACGACGGCACCTATCTCGAAACCGACTATGTGCGCATGGGCCCGATGAACGAGCAGCAAATGGCGACGTGCCAAGCGATGTTGGCAAGCATGGGCAAGCGTGTGGAGGGCTGAGAAAGGGCTGAGAACATGAGCATGGCAGCAGTTGCGATTGTGGAACCGCCGTCGAATCTGCGGGCGGAACTGGCGGAAGGCATTAGGGCGGCGTATGCGGAATGGAAAGCGTCATCCGCCGAAGCGCGGTATTTGCAGGGCCGTCTCCGCAATCTCGAAACCGCCGACGGCAACCGCATCAATGGATTGGTTAGCAACGCATCTGCTCGCGCTCGCCGCGCGCAGCCGCCATGGGCTGACAGAGTGGCAATTCGTGCCATCTATGCCGAAGCGCACGCCGCGTACAAGCGCGGAGAAGTGGTGGATGTTGACCATATCGTGCCGCTTATCTCTGCGGATGTTTGTGGGCTGCACGTGCCGTGGAATCTCCAAATCCTCTCTAGGCGAGCCAATCTGGCAAAGGGAAACTCGTTCGCCGGGCGGCGCACATCAATTCCAAAAAGCGACGGGTACCAGTACCCGCCATGCAAATGCGCAAATTGCGGATGGGTGGGGCGCCGCAAGCCACAGACTCAGAAATGGCGCTCACCGCCTTGCCCGCGATGCCGAACACCAGAATCTGTGAGGCCAGTCACATGAGCATCGTCGCGTTCAAGCCGGAAGCCACAATTGAATTGACCGAGGAGGAATCAATCCTCGTTCGCCGGGCACGCGCCGCCATCCGGCGCTCGTTTATGGAGGTGATCGAGCTTGGCAAGGCGCTCGAAGATCTGAAGACCATCGCTGGTCACGGGCGCTTCATGGAGATTGTCCGTCAGCACCTTGGGTTAGACCCGGACAGTTCGGCCATGTTCCGACGATTAGCGCGGCATGAGCCATTCCTAAACTTAGGTAGCTTCTTAAATCTTCCGAAAAGCCCAACGGCGCTGGACGCGCTTCGCCCGTTGACGAGTGAGCAGCTCGAGGCCGCGATCGCAAGTGGCGATGTCGCCGGAACTACCACTATCGAGCAAGCCAATGCCATAGTCCGCGACTTCCAGCGCCAGATCACACGGCCTGAGACAGCCGAAACCGGCGCCGCATGGAACGACATTGTTGAAACCCGCAAACAGCATCGACCCGAATCCTCCAAATGTGGAGCACCCGTCGCCCCACAAGGCCGCTGGGCCACGCAATGGCCTGAACTGTGCCATCTGCTGATCGAGCGCCGGAAGGCCCTCAAAATCGCCCAGGAAGCCTTGGACGACAAGATTCTGTGCGGACAGGGACAGGTAAGCAAATGGGAAATTCCGCATCAGGACGATGGACGGATTCCGCGCGCCGATAATCTGATGGATTGGGTACAGGCGCTTGGGCTGCGGATTGAGCTGGTGGCCGTGCCGTGACCACGCTCGTTGCCATTCTCTGTGCCTGCCAAGACGGCCGCTGCTTCTATTGCGGGCATGAATTCAGCGGGCCGCCGCGACAGGGCCGTGGTCGCCGTCCCAGCCAATGGAGCAAGGACCATCTTTGGCCGAAGCGGGCAGGCGGACAATCCACGCGCAATATCGTGCTAGCCTGCAATCACTGCAACACGGAAAAGGGCGATCGCGTTCCGACTCAGGATGAGGTGGATCGCGCTTCCGTGCTATTCGAGCGCGTCCGCAAGATGGGTAAGATCGTGGTCGCTACGGACTTTTGGGAAGAACGGCATTGGCCGAAACCAATGCGCCCGTTCTCATGGCCGAAAGAGGAAACGCCGCAGCCTACGGCTATTGCTGCGGCACTGGAGGCGGCGTGACATGAAGCGAGTTGTTTCACTGAAGAGTGCTCGCCAACGGGGGCTGAAATGGTACTTTACCGGGAAGCCTTGTCAAAACGGTCACTTTTCAGAGCGATCAACAGGCAAAAAACAGTTTTGCAGAACCTGTCATAACAACTGGGCGCGCGATTGGTACGCAATGCACGCGGGTGCCGCATACAAGCCTCTCGGAATCCTGGATCAGTGTGCGCGTTGCGGCGGCTCCTACGTGCGGAGCGGTGGAGGCCAAAAATATTGTTCGGTGTGCGGGCCTGTCGTGCAGAACGAACAAACTAAGGCGTACTACGCAGCCAACCGATCCCACGCCAGAGACCTGGAAAGAAAGCGGCGCGGCCTTCAAATGGCCGCCCTAAAGCAATTGACGCATTTTGAGGAAACTGGACAATGGATGACATGAACGCTCACCGGCGGGCGCATGAGATTTGTGCTGCGAGCCCATACCAGACTGCGGACATGCTGGGTGCAGACCTTGTGCGGCAGATGGGCGAGTACCGCGATACCATTTTCAGCGAATGGTGCCACGCGACAGGCCGCCGATTCTTGGACGACAAGGCACGCAAAACACCTGAGGCGCGCGCATCCCGAAATGCTGCGGTACAGACTATCGTGCGCGAAATAGGGCAGCGCGGCTGTCGTGGCACTATCAAGGCCATATCCAATTTCTTCGAGGAATTGCGCCTGCCGGATGGTCGCTTGTTCGCGGACGTGCCGCACTACGAATACAACAGCCTCAAGCGCCTGTTCTCCGGCTGGGTCACGTTCATTGAAGCGGTTGAAAGCCGCTGGCGCATCAACGACGACAATCTGAGCGCCCGCGAGTTTGCCAAATCAACCGCATTGAAGGAAATGGCCGAAGCGGCTGGGTTGGTTACTCGGAAAGCCGCGTGAGTTGCTTCGCCAGTGTCGTAAGCGCCAAATCCCGCACACGACAAAGGGCAGCGATCTCATCCCACGGAATAGCATCCGTGAACTGTCCCGCCGCCCAGTATCGCATCGTGCGTTCACTGACTCCCAAAGCCCGTGCGAGAGGACACCGCCACTGATTACCGAACAGCGCCTCTCCCACGGTGTGTAAATCGTGCTTCACTGGCCCTCCGCCTTGGCGATTGCAGCACGTAAAGGCTCAAGCTGGACACCATGCGTTGTGTGCAGGTTGTCCCGCTCGATGCGCCGCACTAGTGTTTGAGCAGCGGCGAGCAAATCTGGCGATGCAGCGATGAGGTTGGCATTAGCCCGATGATCGACAGCACCATCCCAGCTATCCATCGTGGCGAGCCAGTAGTTCGCCGGAACGCTGCGGACGGTCTTCGTGGTGTGCTCGTATCGCCATGGAGCAGGTGTGTGGCTCACGGCAGTAGCTCCCCATCATGGAGCGATCGGAACTGCGGCCGGCCATCCTGTTGCCCCGCATAGTACCAATGGCCTTGCCACTTGGGTGACTGCGGATCGAACGACAATCTCCCCCGCAAGAGAGCATCCTGGTAAGCCAAACGTGGCGTTGCCTGAACCTCGAATGTGCATGTATCCTGATACTGTTGCATGGCGTGGACCTCCAAGTTTTCGCCGTGTGACAGGTGGGCTGGTGCTTCAACATCAGCTCACCACTTGCCGCAATTTAGGCAACAGCAATCACGCTGTCAAGCCCTGATTTGTGTGCTATTGTTTGCGTGCTGCGGCGGCGTGGAAAGCAGACACGGTCATTGGTAGCTCAATGGTAGAGTGCCGTCCTGAGGCGGAGGTTGCTGGTTCGAATCCGGCCCAAATTGAAAGGCGACGGCCTAGCGGGAGTAGCGCCCCGCCCGCAGCAATTCATGGGAGCGCATTTGACGATGACAGAAGCTGGCATTGATAAAGTGAGTCTTGCTGGCCCGGATTACCCTGCCACGGCAGCGGGCCGATTACCTCCAGCGATCCCTGCTTTATGTTGTCCAAATTGTGGTATTCTTCTGCTGGACGTTCCGGCCCTCCGCCAGATACTGCGTGGTATTGAACAAACATGACGCCCCGTCACGATTGAGGTGCGTTGCATCGATCCTTCGGCACTCGAAATGTGATATACAGGGGGAACCAACGGAGGGGGCTTGATGAAATCCGCTTGTGGGCGCTACACTCAGACCATGAACGCGCACGAGCGCATCCTCGAACCCTTCATCGACAAGATGCTCGCCATCCTTGATGAAAAGGGCCTCATCACGCCAGAGGCGAAGGCGCAGCTCGCAGCCATCCCGCCAAGCAAACCTGATCCCACCTCCTGACGCTACGTCAGGCTTATCCATGTGCGGTATTAGGTCACCACATTACCAGCACATGACCTGTTCTATCCACCCCCTGCCGTAACAGCGTGACGCCTGCGTCATCTTTGAGCCTGAATGGCAGACGCAAATGGGTGCCAGGCATCGACCAAATAGACCGGGGGCAGGCCGGCGTGGGGGCCGAAAACCAAAGGCTTGTGTGTAGAGGCACGTCTCGTCACTCTTTCGCGTTCGGTTCTGAAAAAGACCGGGGGGTTTCCTTACGACGGCATGTTACGGGCCCGCGGGTGCGTTGGGGTGTGGTGGATTAGCCGCGTAACAATTCCGGCATGGAAGACGAGCCGATTGCCGAGGTTCCTGTCGATAATTTGGGGCCGTGCATGTTGGCTCTGAACCCGATGCAGCGGAAGTTCGTCGTTGGCTGGGTTGGGGTGCGCGGGGTCAATGCGGCGCGTGTGGCGCGGGCTGCGGGGTATTCAGAGGACCGGGCTCGGATTACGGCCTGCGAGTTCCTGCGGCATCCCGGGATATTGGCGGCTCTGCGGGAGGAAGCGGACAGGCGGCTGGATGGGCTGGCGGTTGTGGCGATCCTCGAGATGGAAGACCTGATCCGCAGCACTGACGTCAAGGTGAAGGCGTCGGCAATCGACAGTGTGCTCGACCGGACCGGGTATGGGCGGAAGACCACGCAGGACATTCGGGTTCAGCATGAGGACAACCGCAGCACGGCGGATTTGCTGGCCGCGGTGAAGCAGTTGATGGGACCGATGGCGGTTCCATCCTTGCCGGTGATAGAGGGCGAGGTGGTGAGCGCCGATGGCTGAGGTTCTGGCGTTCAAGCCGAAAGAACCGGAGGTGCCTCACATTACCGGCGAGGCACACTGTCTTGCTTGCCTGCACGTTTGGGTGAGCGTTGCGCCCGCCGGGGCGGTCTGGCTGGAATGCCCGAATTGCAAAGCCGAAAAGGGCTTGATGCGGTTTAAGTGCCTCTATGAAAAGAGGCCGCACTGGCACTGCAACTGCGGAAATTCTCTCTTCCACGTCACCAGCGCCGGTTACTACTGCCCGAACTGCGGCGACTGGCAGACCGGTTTCTAGATGCCACCCAAAAAAGCTGACGCTTCCTCTAAGCCGGAAATGGACCCGGCCAAGGAACGCGAGCTTCGCAAAATCCTGAAGGAGATAGAGCGGCGCCGGAAATTCCGCGTCCTCGATTTCTTCGAACCCTATCCCAAGCAACAAGAATTCATCGCCCTCACTGCCAAAATGCGCGAGACGCTGTTTCTCGCCGGCAATCAATTGGGAAAAACGGAAACCGGTGCTTTCACGGTCGCCTGCCACATGACCGGGATGTACCCGCCAAACTGGCAGGGGCGCAAACTGGATAAACCGAATCGCGGCTGGGTCGTTGGCGAAACGTCATCGCTGGCCCGGGACGTGCAGCAAAAGAAGCTCTGTGGTGAACCCGGGGTGGAATCCGCCTTCGGCACTGGCATGATCCCGAAGGAATGCTTTACCGACAAGCCCTCTCTCGCTCGCGGCATTACCGATGCCTACGACACCATTCAGGTCCGCCATGTGTCGGGCGGAATCTCGGTCGCACGCTTCAAATCCTATGAGCAGGGGCGGACCAAGTTCCAGGGTGAGACGCTGGATTGGTTTTGGGGCGACGAAGAACCGCCGATGGACATTTACGGAGAGATGCTAACGCGCATCACGGCCACCGGTGGTTTCGGGTTTCTGACGCTCACGCCAATGAAAGGCATGAGTGCGGTCGTTGGCCGCTTTATGAACGAGCCCAGCGATGACCGCGGCATGGTCACGATGACCATTGACGATGTTCCCGATACCCACTTCCCGGGTGGCGCGGCGGAGCGCCAGCGCATCATTGCTGGCTATCCTGCCCATGAACGCGAAGCGCGGTCCCGGGGCGTGCCCATGCTTGGCTCCGGCCGGATATTCCCCGTTCCGGAGGAAGCGATTGCAGAGGATGCGTTCAGCCCTCCCGGCTACTGGCCGAAGCTTTGGGCGATAGACTTTGGCATCGGGCATCCGTTCGCTGCCGTGCTGTATGCGTGGGACAAGGACGCCGACTGCCTGCATATCCTCCACGGCTTTCGAATGCGCGATGCGCGGCCGATAGACCACGCCAAGGCCATGAAGGGCTACGGCACGGATATTCCGGTGGCGTGGCCGCGAGATGGCACCAATCGCGATGCTGGTTCAGGAACACCTCTCGCCCGCTTCTACAAAGAAGAGGGATTGAAGATGCTGCCGGGCCACGCGACGTGGCCGGATGGCTCGATCTCCACCGAAGCGGGCGTGCAGGAGATGTACGACCGCATGACGACGGGGCGGTTCAAAGTCGCGCGGCATTTGAAGGACTGGTGGGAGGAATTCCGGATTTACCACCGCAAGGACGGCATGATCGTGAAGCTGCAGGACGACCTCATGTCCGCTTCCCGCATCGGCGTCATGGCAAAGCGGTTTGCCAGGGTGAGCGGTGCGAGGGGCTATAGCTCTACCTCAAACGCACCTGTGCGGATTGCGCAGGGCGTGGAAGGCGAGCACTGGGGCATCTGAGCGGGTGCGTTGCACCTGAAACGCGCTTGCCTGAACGGTGCGGCGCATGGCTGCGCAAAACCTCACCGGAATTCAGACCATCTTCGGCGGAACAAACCCTGTCGATAGCACACTCTCGCAACTGAGCGAGGAAGAGCAGCTTCAGCGTAAAAAGAAGCTGATGGCGGCCGGCCAATCCAGCGATTTCCAGAGCGCCATGAGTACGATGTTCGGCAACCGGCTCAATTCCGCAGGCACGCCGAGAGCCTGATGCGACAGATCGCAGCGCGGCCGGAGCCGACACAACGCGAAGTCGAAATCGTAGACTCTGTGTACCGCATTCATGTGCAGTCTAACCTCTACCGGGTGAATTTCGCAGGCCAATGGGAGGAAGTGGCGCAACTCGTCTATCCAAGTATGCGCAACACCTTCTATCGCGAAAGCTACAATTTTCCCGGCACGAAAAAGACGGACAAGCAGATCGATGCCACCGGCATGGTCGCGCTGATGAAGTTCGCGGCCATCTGCGACTCCATGCTGACGCCGTTTTCATCGAAGTGGCACAACCTAGAAGCCTCCGAGCCGTATGTGCAGAAAAATCGGCAGGTCCGGCTTTGGATGGAGAAGGCTTCGAACGTTCTCTTCCGAACCCGCTATATGTCGGCTGCGAATTTCCGCAAGCAGAACCAGAGCATTTTCTACCAGGTTGGCGCTTTCGGCAACGGCCCCATGTTTGTCGATCAATTATACGACATGCACGGTAATCCCGTTCGCGGCTTCCGCTACGCTGCTCTGCCGCTAGGCGAAGTCTACATTCGAACCAATCATCAAGGCCAGGTGGACGCGTTCGTGCGCCCCTACCGCATGACAGCGCGGCAGGCGATGCAGAAGTGGGGCCACGATATGTTGCCCGATGCGCTGGATGACGCGCAGGACAAGGACAGTGAACAGCTTTTCGATTTCTTCCACTGCGTCTATCCGAATGGTGAATACGACCCTGCGGAGAAGCTGGGGCGCGGTTCGAAGCCATTCTGCTCGCACTACGTTTCGTGTACCGGCCGCCGGCTGATGAACGATCCCGATGCGGGATATTACAGCTTCCCGCTGCCGTTCGCCCGCTATGCGCAGGGCCCAAACGAAATCTACGGCCGCGGCCCAATGATGGATGTGCTGCCGGCGCTCAAGACCCTTAACGCGGAGAAGGCAACCTTCCTCAAGTCGGGACATCGTTCCGCTGATCCAATTCTTCTGACGCCGGACGACGGCATTTCCGACTTTACGCTCATTCCCGGCTCCGAAATGAAGGGCGGCGTGAGCGCTGACGGCAAGCCGCTCGTGATCCCGCTGGAGATGGGAAAAATCCAGATCACCAAGGAAATGATGGATGAGGAACGCGCCCTCATTGGCGAGGTGTCGTTTACCACCATCTTCCAGACCCTTGTTGAAAACCCGAACATGACCGCCACGCAGGTCATCGAGCTTATCAACCAGAAGGGCGTATTTCTCGCACCGCTGGTTGGTGGTATGGCATCCGATTATCTGGAGCCAATGATCGACCGCGAGATTGATCTTGCGGTGCGGTTGAAGTTGCTGGACCCGATGCCGCCGGTCCTTCGCGAGGCCAAGGGCGAATACAAGGTCGTCTATACCTCGCCGCTATTCAAGGCGGCGCGAGCCGGTGAAGCATCTGGTTTCCTGCGCACGGTGGAAACGGCACTGGAAGTCGCCGGTCAGATGCAAGATCCGTCCGTGCTCGATCCCTTCGACTTCGATGTGGCGATTCCGGAAATCGCGCGCATTCAGGACGTGCCGGAAAGCTGGATGCGTTCGGCAGATGCAATTGCACAGGTTCGCCAGCAACGCGCGCAGGCCAAACAGGCCGAACAGCAGGTGCAAGCACTTCCCGCGCAGGCCGCGATAATTAAGGCCCAAGCCGCCGTGAAGAAGGCAGGCGGGCAGATCGGTCAACCGCAAGCACAGGCCGCATGAAAGAGATTCTGGACTTTTTCCAGCGCCGCAGGCGGAATTTCCAGTTCTGTTTCGGCTCGCCGGCCGGAAAGAACGTGCTGGCCGATCTTCATGAATTTTGCTGCGCGTCTCGCACGACCGCAGTGGATGAAAGCCCTCAGAAAATGGCGATCCGCGAGGGCAGGCGACAGGTATGGCTTCGCATTGAACGCGCGATTCATCTGACGCCGGAACAAATGTACCTCATTGCAGCAGAAAAGGACCATCCATGAGTGACCAAGGACAACAGCAGCAGCAACAGTCTGCGCCGCCCGCCGGTACGCTCGCCGCAGACCCGGCGTTCGCGACCTTCGATGCGGAAACGCAGGGTGCATTCAAGAATCACGGCTGGGATGCAAAGTCGCCGGCCGAAGCCGCCCGCGAGGCGCTGAAATCGTTTCGCGAGGCCGAGAAGTTCGTCGGCATTCCGAAAGACCAGCTCGTTCGGCTGCCGAAGGACGCCACTGATGCAGAAGGCGTGAAGGCGTTCCGCACGCGAATCGGCGTGCCGGAAGATGCCAAGGGTTATGATTTTTCGGGCGTGAAGTTCTCGGATGGAACCGCGCTAGATGAAGATTTTGTTTCCTCTATCGGCAGCGCTTTCCATTCCGAGGGTGTGCCAAAAGACGCGGCGCCGAACATCGCCCGCGCCATCGTGAAATTCATCGACGATGCGGACAAGAACTCGGCGACCGTTTCGCAGGCAAAGGCCGCAGAGGATGCGGACACGCTTCGCAAGAGTTGGGGCCATCATATGGAGGCCAACACCTTCATCGCCAATCAGGCGGCGGAAAAGCTCGGCCTCGACAAGGACATCCTGCAAACGCTGGTGGGCGCCGAAGGACGAACCAAAGTAGCGAATGCACTGCTCAAGATTGGCCAGATGATGGGCGAAGACAAATTCGTCTCTCCTCAGAACCGCGAAGTTCCTGGCGTAATGAATCGCGAACAGGCCGAAGCCCGCTTTCAGGAACTGAAAGCCGATACCGGCTGGGTCTCAAAGGTGAACGCTGGCGATACCAAGGCGGTTGCCGAATTGGATGCGCTCAATCGTATCCGGGCCGGTGTCTGATGCCCAGCGTGAGCCAAGCGCAAAATCGCTACATGCATATGGCTGCATCGACCAAAGGCCGCGCGAAACTGAAGTCGGAAGGCCACAAGCCCCCGCCGGAATCCGTGGCGAAGGAATTTGTCTCTGCGGATGCCAGCCGCAAGATCGGCAAACTGGCGCAGCACGCACGCAAGAAGGAATCGTGACATGGCAGGCCCGCTAGACAAGATCGCGTCGGCGCTTCGCGGCAAAGCGCCCTCCGGCGACAGTGGAAGCGGTAAGTCCACCTATGATCCTCGCGCCGTCGATATGTCACCGCGTGAAGCCAACATGGCAAAGATGAAGGCGCTGGGGATGTCTTCGATGCCGGACGGCGGGCAGGACGAACTCGATACCATGTATGCCGCGCACTACAAGCGCGTGACCAGCGCAAAATGACGGTGCGTTGCACGCCTCATTCCACGCCGTAATTCTCCGCACGCTCTCGCACAAGCAACAGGCCGCGAGGGTATCCGGCCCCCGTTCGGACAAGGCCACGAGTCGATCAGTGGTTTTGACCAACGGAGACATCGATGTCCGACCAGGGCCTCATTCCAGTCTATACAACCAAGTTTTCTTCACGGCTCGATCTCAAGCTGCAGCAGAAGGGTTCGAAGCTCCGCGGCCTCGTAGACGAATATGTCGGCTACGTCGGCAAGCAGGCTTCACCCATGCAGCAGATGGGTGCTGTGCAGTCGAAGGCCCCGAACGGGCGCTTCGCTCCAAAGTCGAACACGCCGCAGGACTTCACCCGTCGCTGGGTGTTTCCGCAGGATCGTGAAATCGATCAGTATTTCGACAATTTCGATCAGGTCCGCACCGCAATCGATGACCCGAAGGGCAAGGCGACGGACAATGCCGCCAATGCCGCCGGTCGCGATTGGGACGACGCAATTCTGAGCTGTGCCGCCGGCAATGCGCAGATCGGCGCCGATGCGGGTGGGCTGACCACCGAGAACTTCGACACCTCGAAGTTTCAGATCGCCGCAAACTTTGGCGCATCTGCCTCGACCGGCTTGACCGTCGCCAAGATGATCGAAGCCAAGCGCATTTTGCGCCACTACGAAAACGACCTCGAAAACGATCCGGCCACCGTCGTGATCGGTTCGAAACAGGAATCCGATCTGCTCAATCAGGTGCAGGTCACTAGCCGAGACTACAACGAGACGGTCGCGAAGAACGCCGTGCTGGTAGATGGCAAGGTGACTCGCTTCGTCGGCTTCAATGTCGTGGTGATGGAGCGTGTGCCGGAAACGACCGCGAACACTACCCGCGGCATCATCGCCTTTGTGAAGTCCGGGTTGCATCTCGGCATCTGGATCGATCTCAAGACACAGATTTTCCAGCGCCCCGACCTGTCTGGAAATCCGTGGGACATCTCCACCGTGCACACCTTCGGCGCAACCCGAACGCAGCCCGGCAAGGTCGTTCAAATCCTTTGCGCCGATACGACCGGCGGCCCGATCAACCCGTAAGGAGCATGTGAACCATGACCACGGAATCTCTCAAGTCGCCCGGCATCACCGATCTCGATGCCATTCCGGTCACGCGTGACACGGCCGGCGAAGGCGGCAATTACCGGCTGAACGAAATCGACGGCTATCTGACGTGCTCCGGCTCGATGGCCGCAGGCTCGACGTATGCGCTCGTCCGCATCCGCTCCAATGTGAAGGTGAAATCCCTCAAGTGGGAAACGCCTGGGCTCGGAGCCGGCAAGTTCAATGTGGGTCTGAACTATTCGGATTCCACAGTGGACGGCACGAAGCCTGCCCTTCAGGGAACGGTGCTGGACGCCGACTTCTTCGCAACCGATGTCGATGGCGCCTCTGCGGTCAACCAGACCGAAATCGTCAACGAAAGTGGCACCTACACGCTGGAGAAGCGCGTGCAGCCGATCTGGCAGGCGGCAGGTCTTTCGGTAGACCCCGGCGGCTGGTTCGACGTGGTGTTTACGGTCCACACAACCGACATCACCACGGGTGGGAAGATCGGTTGCCGGCTGGCTTACGCGGAATAGGTGTGAGCGCACATGGCGGTCGTACAGGTCATCGCAACGCTCGGCTTGAACGACGCCAACGGCATCCCGCTTTCGGTTTCTCTGTCGGCTCCGGGCGATCCCATCGGAACGCTTCCGGCGACAACGACGGTGAATACCGACATCGCCACACTGGTTGCTGACGGCGCAATCCCGACACAGGGCCATGTGAACACGCTGAATACCGATTGGACTGCGTACAAGGCCGCACTGACCGCATACCAGACGGCAGAACTGACGGGAGACGTCACGGTGTCGTTCGACAAGTCGTCAGTGACGACTCGTCGCCAGTTCGTATCGGCGCTGAAGCAAATTGTGAAGGCGGTCGAAGGTGGTTTGGGCGGGCTCACTCCGTAGGAGAAAACAGTGGCAAACATTTTCATCGGCGTGAATCGCGGCGCGGCTGACAATCCGGACAACATCACCGAGGGCGCCAGCACGGGATCGACGGATATTGAGCTGCGCATCGATACGGGCGTGGGTTGGACGCGCGCGGAAGCGGATCGCGCCGTGACTCGCTTGATCGAATATCTGAACGACGGCCGCACCAGCGTTTATACGCTGTAGGAGGCGACGTGCATCACGAGGCAGTCCAGTTCTCCAATGTCGCGGCCACCCAGCAATTCGTGCTGGTGGAAGGTGGGCGCTATCTGGCAACTGTGGTGGCATCGAACTTCGGAACCGTGAAGCTTCAGGTGCTTGGCGGAGATGGGTCAACCTATCTCGACATCAAGCGGTCCTTCGATAAACCGGACGGCACCGGTGGCACGGAAGAGGATTTGATCGTCGGCACGTTTGCAGCGAACGGCGCAAAGCTGCTCGATCTGCCGCCGGGCTCGTACCAATTCGCCGTTGCATCCGCCACGGCGGTGTATGCGGTCATAGCGCGGGTTCCGCTCGCTTGACGGGTTAGGAGGCCCTAACCCGTGACCGTCTTCCAGAATCCAACCGACATCGCAAACAGGGCGCTGCAACACTGTGGCGTTCGTCAGATTGCTGCCGGCCTGCTGGCGACAGAGAACAGCACAAACGCGCTCGAAATCCGCTCCTGCTACGACAAGCTGCGGGTGGCGGAACAGCGGCGTGCCGTGTGGCGCTACACCATCCGCAAGGCCGCGCTCCGGCCCATCGGCACCTTCAACGCCAGCAAATTCGTGACCTTCGCCACATGGGCGAGTGGCACGACATACAATTTCAATGACGTTGTGATCGGCTCTGATGGCGAGGTGTATTACTCGCTGACGGCCTCGAATATCGCGCACGATCCCACCAGCACAAGCGGCTTCTGGACCAACTATTTCGGCCCTCTCACCGCGCAGGAATGCGTCACAACATGGGGCTCAGGTTTCACCTACGCCTTGGGCGATCATGCCGTTGGCTCGGATGGTAGCGTGTACGTTTCGCTGGCCGCCGCGAACACGAACCACAATCCGGTTGGCGACAGCAATGTGCATTGGGAAATCGCCAGCACGGCAGACTCCGATGATGTGACGGCGGCCACGGCGACATCGTTCTTTGCCGGCGAACTCGTCTTCATCGGCGTCACGACGTATCTCTCTCTGCAAAGTGGAAATCAGGACACGCCGCCTACGGCCAAGTGGCGGACGCTGACGGCGGCGCCGACGCTCATCCTGCCGAACCTGATATATCCGCTGGGCAGCGGACCGTTCAATGATTCCTCGACCCGTAATGTGTTCCGGCTGCCGAACGGGTTCCTGCGCAAGGCTCCGCGATCTCCAAAGGCGGGCGAGTATTCCGTGCTGGGTGCGCCGTCGAACCTGCTGGATACCGATTGGGAGTTCGAAGGCAACTACTTCACCTCCAGCTTTCCGGGGCCGGTGATCTTCCGCTTTGCGGCCGACGTGTCGGACGTGCTGCAAATGGACCCGCTGTTCTGCGAATACTTCGCTTGCCGCATCGCCATGGAAGTGTGCGAACGGCTGACGCAATCGACGACGAAACTGAAGACCATCGCGTCGATGTACAAGATGCTTCAGACAGAAGCGATTGCCGTCAACGGGATCGAAACCGACCCTACTGAGCCGCCGCTGGACGATTATATCGCGTGCAGGGTGTAGCCGATGGCGAACACCGCCTTTCTCCAAAGCTCGTTTCTCGGCGGCTTTTGGTCCCCGGCATCGCAAGGCCGGATGACGGACCCTGCATGGAAAACCGCGCTCTCCGAATGCCTGAACGCCTATCCGACTGAGGAAGGTCCGTGGACGCGGCGCAGCGGTTTCGTATACGCGCAGCACACCAAGAAGGGCCGCTTTGCGGTTCTCCGCACCTTCGATTTCCAGATTGATGCGCCGTATGTCGCGGAGTTCACCGGCGGCACGGGCGAAGATGACGGCACGATCCGGCTTCGCCAAGGCGGGTCCCTCGTTCGGGTGGCGGACGGCGATATTCATGTCTCCGGTATTTCGACTGCTACGCCGGCCGTTGTGTTTCTGGCCGATACGATTCCGGCGAATTGGGCGGACGGCGACACCATCATGTTCGATCTGGTGGCGATTCCATCCTCGGCGCCCATTCTCACCAATCGCCAGTTCACCATCGGCACGATCACCGGCAATTCGTTCACCTTGCTGGACCCGATTACGGACGCGAGCATCGACGGCAGCACGATTGCGTATGTGGCGGGCGCCACGCTCGACAAAGTGTTCAAGATTTTCGAGCTGGCGACTCCGTACGGGCCGGACGATCTGGAAGCCCTGCGCATTGTCAGTGACGACTCGACCGTTCTCATTCTGCATTCCGATTATGAGCCGCGCGTTCTCTCGGTCGGTGTGGCTCCGCAGCCCTTCGCGATCTCCATTCAGGAGTTCACGGACGGGCCATATCTCGACATCCAAGACCCGCTGGTTTCGCAAACCACGCTGACGCTTTCCGGCGATACCGGCAGCATCACCGTCACGGCGTCCGATACCGATGCGATCAATGACGGGCAGGGCTTTCTCGCAACCGATGTGAACCGCCTCATTCGTTTTCAGGGCGGGCCGCAGATGTGGGACAAGCTGACTGCGTACGTCAAAGGCGATCAGGTCACAGGTTCGGACGGCAATATCTATTCTTCGCAAGGCGGGCTGACCGGCGTCGATCCAACACTCGACGATGGCACGCATTGGGTGCTGTCCACCGCGAAGGTGAATTGGGTCTGGCTGAAAATCACGGTCGTCACCGATACCACGCATGTCACGGCAACGCTCCAAAGCGATCTGCGCGGGGCCGGAGCATTCGCTGCCGTCGAAGGCAATGTGAACATCCGCGCCCTGTGGACGGTTGGCGGCTTTCCCGGCCTGCAAGCGCAGTATCCGGCTATCGACTTCACGCAATACTTCGCCGCTGGGCAGCAGGTAGCAATCACCAATGGCACGTTCACAGATCCTCCAGGTGGCGACATTTCCGGCATCTACACGGTGCGCGGCATTCTGAACGATCCCGACGACCGCACCTCGACGATGGTGTTCACCGATGTCGATGGACAGAGCGCTTCATGGACGACCATCAATGGCCTGTCCGATAGCCGGACTATGGATTATAGCCCAGCCGTTGGGCTGAACCTGGTGGGGGATTTCTCGGCGACAACCGCATGGCGGCTGGGCGCGTTCAGCGACACGACTGGGCATCCGGCGTGCGGCACGTACCATGAGGGCCGCTTGTGGCTCTCCGGCGCGGCGAGCAACCGCGTGGACGCCTCCAAATCCGACAAGCATTTCGATTTCACGCCCACGGACACGGACGGCACGGTCGCGGATGATAATGCGATCGCTGCAACAGCCAACGCCACCGAACTCAATCAGTTCTTCTGGATGCTCTCGGGCGACAACGGAATCCTCATGGGTTCGCTGGCGGGCGAGTGGCTGGTACAGGCGTCCGCTCTGAACGACCCGATTTCGCCGTCCTCCATGCAGATGCGCCGCGTCACGGCTTATGGCTGCGCCGACATCGAGCCGCAGATGTGTCTCCGCACAATCGCGTTCGTACAGCGGCAGGGGCGACGTATTCTCGACATTGCGAATTATCCCTACGGTGAAGCGGCCGGCTGGTTTGCCGACAATCTGGAGCATCTGGCGGGGACGCTGGTTTGCGGCGGTGTCGCGGAAATCCGCTATCAGCAAACGCCGTCATGGAATTTGTGGGTGCGCCGAAACGATGGCACGCTGGTAGGTTCCGTGTTTCGGCACGCGGCCTACGGCAAGGAATCCTTCAACGGCTGGCACCGGCATGAGCATGGCGATAGTCGCACCTTCGAAAGCATTGCTGTAAGCAGCACGCCAACCGATACCGGCTTGGGTGAAACGCTCTATGCCGTCACCAATCAGCCGGACGTGGACGACGATGATTTTGGCGTGCGCTGGGTGGAAATGCTGTCGCCGGAGTTCGACGATTGCTCCGACGATTGCGATGCGTTTTTCATCGACGGCTCGGCGGTTCCGGCAAACACCTCTATTCTCACCGGCGGCGATACACCAACTGGCATTCGTCTCTATGGCTACTGGCACCTGAACGGCAAGACGGTTTCGGCTTTCATCGGCGGACTGGACCTTGGCGATTTTACGGTGACGGATGGCTATATCGACATTGCGTTTTCCGGCACCTTCACATGGGATTATTTCCAGAATCTCGGCACCTGCGATCTGACCGGCACCAGCACGACAACAACGGATAGTACGCCCGTCGTCAATCCAAATCTTGGCTCACTCGAAGCCTTTGTCGCAGCTGGAACGCCCGTGCTATACGACACAAGCGCAGGCAATTGGTTCGTCGATGCCACGCTCGCACTGATTGCGGAAACGCAGGATGATGGCGGCGACGATACCGGCGGCATTCAGGTGTTCAACAAGAACACGACCGGCGATGAGGTGGCGGAAGCCATCAACTCCGCCGTGTTCGGTGTAGGTCCGGCCAATATCTTCGTCAACACTGTTGCTGCGTGCATTCACCCAAATGGAAACTATTACGGCGCCTGCGACGGGATTACCAACAGCGTCAAAATGGCGTGCGTCCGCCTCAGCGATCAAACGCTATTGGGCACAACCGGCACCGCAAATAGCGGGTTCAATTCCAGCCCGACCAATGTTCAATGCCCCGGCACTCTCTCGCCTGTGGTAAAGGGCACGCACAATTATCTTGTCACGGGTTCGCTGGCTGGTACCGAAGTCGCGGTATGGGATTTGTCGAACAGCGACACTCCCGATGTGATGGTGTACGTCACAAAGGTTACGCTTTCCGATATTGTTGCGACGGATGGGCAGGTTTTTGTTTGCGAAGGATTGCGGGGCCGCGGCGACTATTACGCGATGGGTGCGCCGGACTATTCGGGCAATTCCACAAGCCCGATTGACCTCTATGAAGGTTGGGCGCCAGAAGCGACCTTGCGCCACATCTGCTCGCTGCATGGCGCAGATATTGACCCGGCATGGAGTCATACCTCAGCCGCATCAGGCCTTGGATTTGACGCGGCGGATGGCAACCTGCTCTTTTGGGTGCAGACTGCCGATACCGTCACCCACAACGCCTATCTGGTGAAGGTGAACCGCGTCTCCGGCGCGGTGATGTGGGCCAGTGTCCTTTCTGGACTGCACGGTTGCGATCTTTCGCGCTGCTTCATCAGCGGCACCTTGCAGATTTTCGATGCGCCCAACGTCATCACCATTGATCTGTCGGATGGTTCGCAAACCATCACGGCATGGAATGCTGGTCTGACCATCAACGTCAACAGCATTCAGGTGTTCGACTGTAATTCCGGCGCGATCTATCTCATCGGCAGTTACACGCACAGCACGGGGCCGACACCGACCTTGATTGGCAGCTATTTCAGCGGGCACTCGACCGTCACCACGCGGCTGTTGGCGATCTACAGCGCAAGTGATTTGCCTCCCAGCACCGAAACGACGGAATATGATTTCTTCGGGGGCGTCGGGTTTACCTACACCTCGCGCGGGCAGTTGCTGCGGCCGGATTTCGGCCCGGACGCAGGCGCACAGGCAGGACCGGCATTCGGCAAGATGCGGCGCATTCACAAGGCTGCAATCGCGCTGGTGAAATCGTTTGGTCTGAGCATCGGCGTGGATTTCGACCGGCTGTATCCCGTGCCACTGAAGCAGCCGAACGGGACGGACTTTGCAGCTCCTACGCTGTTCACCGGAACGGTCGCGGCGAAGGATATCAGCATCGATGATACGGATGGCACGGACTCCCGCCTCTGTTGGGAGGTGACGCGTCCGTGGCCGGTCACAGTGACGGCGATTGCAGGATTTATTGAGGCGAAAGACGAATGAGCATCTTCGGCAATTCCGGTGAAAATGATTTCGGTGGGATAGGCAGCATCTTCAAAGGCGCTGGCGACATCTTCGCCGGCTTTGAATCTGCGGCGGCGGACCGGACCGAAGCAGCTTACTACAAGAAAGCTGCACAGTGGACGCAATACTCCACTGGCATCAAAGAACTTGCAGCAAACCGCCAGATTTACCAGACGCTCGGCGCTGGCCGCGCGGACATTGCTTCCTCTGGACTCAAGATTTCCGGCAGCGCGGCGGATGTCATGCGATCTTCTGTGGCCCAAGGCTCCATCACACGCAACATGATCGGCTTGCAAGGCGAAATCGAGCAGCAGGGCTACCTTGCGCAATCGAAGGCTGCGGAAGATCAGGCGACGGGTGCAGAGGTGGGCGGCATTCTCGGTGGCGCTGGCGAAATTTTAGGTGGGCTTGGATCGTTCGGATTGGGAATCTAGATGCCTCGTATCCAGCAATACGTCTCTCCTGAAGCCCAGCGCGGAATTGATCCCAGCCCTCTTGCGTCCGCTGCGCATCGCATCGGCATCATGGGGCATGAGAATGCGGATTCCATCCGCTCCGGACTTGAGCAGTTCGGAGAGGGCGTAGAACAGGCTGGCGAAACGTATGGCGCCATGCACGACGTGCCAGCGCTTGCGGAAGACCGCATAGATCGCGAAGCAAAGTCTGTTCGCTTCACCAACAATTTCTTTAACGGCGGCACGGACGGAAACGGCAATCAGGTTCCCGGCGCCGATCCGCATGACCCGCAACTTCTGGACAAGTACCGCGCTGGCATCGAGAAGATTTGGGATGATTTCGGTGAAACCACCAATACTCGGATTGGCGCACGAACCGCCGCAGCGTGGAAAGATGAGTCCACCAGCAAATATACGAACATCGGCGTAGCCGATGCCTCCAGTGCCGCGGCAGGTGCGGTTCATTCCGGCATTCTGAACTTTGCCAACAAAGCCTCGGATATTTCCTATGCAGACCCTACGCAACACAAAGCGATGCAGAAGCAGCTCGCAGACTATGTGGATGCGCAGGTTTCATCCATGCCGTGGATGTCTCCATCTGAAGCCGCAACCGTCCGTAGCGAATATATCCGCGAAGGCCAGCAGCGCATTGCCCAGGGGGCAGCGCGCGGGATTGCCGAGAAGGGCGGCGCTAGTGCGATGCGCTCTGTCATCTCTTCCGGGGAGTTTGACGGCCTGCTCGATGGGCAGCAGCAAAGCGAAGCACAGCACTACGCCGATGAACAGTCGCGTGCCTCCATCACGGCGCAGAAAGCGCAGGCTGAAGAGGTGCGCCGTCAGAACCATGAAGATTTCGAGGCGAAGTCATCCTCGCTTACGGCATCCTTCATTCAGCCTGACGGATCATTGGCTGTCCCGCCGAATGCACCACAGATGATTGCGCAGCTTTCGCTCCATCCGGGCGCTACGGCTGGAGAGGTGCGATCACTTACCGACATGGCGGCTCGCGTTCTCAAGGAACAGCAGGAAGGCAAGAAGGCCATCACTGATCCGCACACCTACGATGATTTCAAAAGCCGGTTGACACTGGGCGCAGATGACCCGCGCGCACTTACCGATGAGCAAGTGATTTCCGCGCGCGCGAACGGCCAGCTATCCGACAAGGATTACGGCTTCTTCAAAGGCGCGATTTCGACACTGGCCCATGATCCGGGCTATCGCGTGGCGCAACAGCAGTTCAAGTCCTTCATGCGCGGCATCCGCTCCAGCATCACAAATTCCAATGTGCTGATGGGCAAGAACGACCCAGCCGGCGATCAGAAATATCTCCAGTTCGAGCAGCAGGCCACCACGGAATTTGAATCTGCCTACAAGACCGGCAAGTGGCATGATCTGCTATCACGCGATGCGAAGAACTCGCTCTGGCATCAGGCCGTGCCGTACATGACCGGCCAGAAGGAATCACTGGACAACCTGACCAATCGTGCGCAGGGCAATATCGGCCTTGTTCCCAGCGTAAATGCGCCAAAGCGCAATGCGGGCGAAAGCGCAGCCGATTATCTGAAGCGGACAGGTGGACCGTGAGCGGCCCCGGCGTTGCTCCGCAGCCCGTCGTTCCGCAAGGCGCGCAAGCCTATCAGAAACTATTATCGGGCGGCTTTACCGCGGATGAAGCAAATCAGTGGCGTGCGCAGCAGACAGCAAAGCTACAGGCTGGCGGCTTCAATCAACATGAGATTGAGGCCTATTGGGGGAATAGCGATCCGAGTACCCATGCGATCGATGCGATGAACCGCGGCAATGCTGCGATCCATCAGGCGACGAACCCGCTGGAGATGCTGGAAGCGGGCTGGCAAATGTCCGTTTCCGGCCTCGCGTCACGCGGTAAACTGCCGGACACCGTAGCGCCGCAGAGTGCTGGCCTTCTCAGCAAGATGCTGGAAGCAACGGGACAGGCCGTTGGCGACCTTCCCGCCACCGTGGCGGGGTTTGTTGGCGGGGCTGGTGCCGGTACTGCCGCTGGCGCTGCCGTGCCCGTAGGCGGCGAAACTGGCGCGACGGAAGCAATCGGTGGCGTAGCGGGCGCGGGCTTTGGCGCCAACGCTCTCCCGCAAGCGCTCCGCGAGGTGATGATCGACGCCTACCAGCGCGGCGAGGTTCATTCGTTCAGCGACTTTCTGGCGATGGCTACGAAGTCCACCATCAATACCGCGAAGGCTGGCGTCGTAGGGCTTGTCTCCGCGCCACTGGGCGGGGCCGTCGGGTCGAAGGTGCTTGCGGCAGGGGCAAAGCCGTGGCTCGCCACAGGGGCTAATATGGCCTCTCAGGCGGTCGCTGCGACGACGGTAGGCGCAGGCCTCGAAGGCCATGTGCCGAACGCTGATGATTTTGCCATCGGCGCCACAGTCATGCTGGGCTTTCATGGCGCGGGCAAGGTTGTCGGCGCCGTGGGCGGCCAGAGGTTTGTGCCCAACGAAGCCGGAAAGCGTGTGCAGGCCAATCTTCAGGAGATTTATCGCCGGACAGGCACACCGCCTTGGGAGACGACGAAGAAGGCGCAGAACGATCCGGTGTTCCGGCAAGAGGTGCTGGCGCAGGACGTTCAGGGCAACCCATCCACGCCTCACCTGAACCGCGTAGCAGCCGATGAACCGCCGAAGCCGGGGCAGGCAAAGGAGCAGAAGCCAGCACTGGCGAACGCCGGCATCGAAGACCTGTTGCCCAAAGTCCGTGCGCTGGAAGGCTCAAAGGATGATGCGATCTCGCCGGCCGGCGCCATCGGGCGCTACCAGATCATGCCGGGCACAGCACGGCAGTATGGCTTCGATCCCACAAAGTTGACGGACCCGTCATATAACGAAACCGCCGCACGGACTATTCTCACGGACCTCTATCGCCGCTTCCGGGGAGATGAGGACGCCATTCTGACGGCCTACAATGCAGGACCTGGCAGAGCTGCAAAACTGCTGACCGCTGGACCAGGTACACGACTGGAAGCCGAACAGGGCAAGCATGGCTGGGAATACGCCCGCGTGGATGCAGACCGTTCCGAAGCGGGCTTGCCGCTTGAGACGCAGGAATATCTCGCGCGCAACCGTTCGATGGGCGGCGGAACGAAAGGCCCCACAAACGGAAGCGGCGGTGCGGGCGGCGAACCACCAAAACAGATCAGCGGTCACGCCGGCGGCGATGATCCATTCACGCTGGATACCTCCATGCGAGTCTCACGCTTCAAGGAGTCGATTGGCGAACCCTCGACTGCGCACCGGCCTGCGCTGCTCGGCCTCGAAATGGAGCTGGACGCCGCGCGCCGCGTCGATACCGAACTCAAGACTCGCGGCCTGCTGGACCCCACAACGGACATTGGCATCGAAGACATGGCCCGCTCCACCTATGCGAGCGAGAATCGGGCGGATCATTTCTTCTTCCGCGGTCCGTTCGATCCCGTCACCTTCAAGGAAAAGGAAGGCCCGGCGCTCAAGGATGTGGCCGATGAAATCAAGCGCATCGGCGGCAATCAGGATGAGTTCAATACCTATCGCGTGGCACTTCGGACCATCGAAAAGGCGAAGCAGGGTATCGATACCGGAGTCTTTCCCGGCGGCGCGAAGGAAGCCGAAGCCAACGCGGCCGATCCGAACCTGAAGAAATACGCCAAAGCCAATGACCTCATGCAGCAATGGAAGAACAGCGTGCTTACCTATGTGCGCGATTCCGGCGGCATTTCGCAGAAACAGATGGACGCGATGATCGCGGCAAACACCAGCCACGTTTCATTGCGCCGTTTGATGGGCGACGACCAGCCATTCAAGTCCGGCTCCCGCAAGAGCTTCCGTGCGGTCAATCCGATCGCCCGCATGGAAGGCTCGGACAAGAAGATCATCGATCCGTGGCTGGCCGACATCGATAACGCGCGAATGCTCATTCGCTTTGCAGATCGCAACCGTGCGGCAGGCGCTATCGTCGGCGCGCAGGAAGGCATCCCGCAATCCCCGGATGTGAAGCGGCTCGCGGCGCCTGAAGCCAAGGCTACATTGGCCGAACCCGGAAGCAGTGTGTTCAAGCCCTATGGCCTGACGGACAAGGAAGCCAAGGCATTTGAACCTATTATTCAGCAAGGCGCCAAGGGGCTCGGGAAGCAGCAATTTATCTTCTACCGGAACGGCAAAGCCGAAGTCTGGCAGGCAAACGATGAGAACGTGGCGCGGCTTTATCGTGCTGCGGATTCACCGGGCGAGGCAACCTTGATTGACAAGGTTGTGCAGTTCCCGGCGAAGATTGCGCGCGCCGGTATTGCAGGCGATCCGACATTCGGACCGCGCATTGCCCTGAAGCATCAACTCACAGCCTTCATTGCCGATCCGTCTCATCCGCCACCGTTTATCACGATGATGCGCGGCCTGATGGATTCCTTTGGCAAAGGCGATGCGTTTTGGGAACTGGCTCGCACGGGCGGATTGTCCGGTTCCATCGTGGACATCGACCGCAGCGTTCTCACCACGGATGCGCAGAAGCTGTTGGAAGAAACCGGCGTCACCAATCGATTGTGGAACACGGTGCGGCATCCGCTTGAGCTGGCTCAAATTCTCACGGATCGTTTGGCGCAAGCCTCCCGCATTGGCTACTACAAGAACGCGGTAGGCAAAGGCGCGGAGCCGATGAAGGCCGCGATGAACGCCCGCAAGGCGTATCTCGACTACGACGAGAAATTCATCGCCAACGTGGCGAATACATGGGCCAAATGGGTCCCGTTCTTCAAGGCCGACATTCTCGGTTTACGACAGGGTAAGGGCGCGTGGGCAGCAGGGCGTGCGCTCAACACATCGCTATATGTCATCATGGGCTTGGCCGTTCCGCAGATTGGACTCTATCTCGCCAATCGGCAGGCCGACAAAGACCTGCCGGCCGGCAAGCGCTACACAGACCTCCCGCAATGGGAACGGGATAACTACTTCATCACGCCGCCGATAGCAGGCCAGCGTTTCCGCATCGGCAAGCCGTATGTAATCGGGCCGCTGGTTGGTATTCCGCTGGAACGGTTCATCGAACATGAATTCGAGAACAACCCGCACGCATTCGATCACATCTTCCGCGACATGAGCGAGATACTGCCGAAGAACCTGCCGCCGGTCATCACGCCGATCATCGAAGGTGCGGCCAATTACAGCTTCTTCTCCGGCAAGCAACTTATTCCCGATTCGCTCAAAGATGCGTCCGGCGACATGCAATATACCGAGGCCACGACGGAGCCTGCGAAGGCGCTGGCGCGCGTACTCGGCCCTCATGGAGGCGTCAATCTCGCGGATGTCTCGCCTATCGTGGTGGACAATTATGTTCGTGGCTGGGCCGGAACGCTCGGCATCGACGTGATGAAAGCCCTTGGCGCACCCTTCGCGGTTCACAACAAGCCGTGGGAGATGAGCGATCTGCCGTTCGTGCAGAGTTTCTTCGTGCGAAATCCGCAGACTGGCTCGCAACCCATCGAGACGTTCTACGATGACATGAAAACGCTGGAGGAAGCACACGCCAATGAATTCCTTGCGCTCAAGCGTGGCGATCCCAGCATCATGGTTCAGGATGCCGGTAAGGCGCGGCTCTATTCTACGCTGATCGGTATGCGTGCCACGCTCGGCATTCAGCGCACGGCTATTCAGGCGATCAATGACGATGCAAAAATGACCGTCGATGAAAAGCGTCAAAACACGGATCGTATCGTCGGCGAGATGATCGGACTGGCGCAAGCCGGGTCGAAGATGATCGGTAGCACGAAGTGAGCGCATCCGACAAAATCCGCGGCATCCGCGATCAGCTTGCGCAATTCGAGGTTATCGGCCGCACCCGCAACGGAATGGGCGCACCGCATCGGCTTTCATTCCGTGAACTCGCCGCGCATCTGAAGCCGCTTGTCGGCACGGGCCAAGCAACAAGCGGAGGCGCGTTCGGTAATCTGCCGCCGCCTGTGGGTGCCGATCCCACGGCCACGGCCAGCGATGCAGCGGTCCCCGGTAGCGCCCTCACTTTCATGCGCTCTGATGCTGCACCTGCGGTTCAGATCGGATCGGCTACCCAATTTGGCATCTACAAGGTCGATGGCAGCACCATCACGGAAACGAGCGGCGTTATCTCAGCGGCGGGCGGCGGTTCAGGCGATGTTGTCGGGCCAGCCAGTTCGACCAATGGCGACCTTGCGCAATTCGATGGTACGACCGGCAAGCTGCTCAAAGATGGCGGACTGAGTTCGGCATCGTTCGATGCGGCGGGCGCGGCTGCTACGGCGCTCGTAACGGCTGAGGCATATGCGGATTCTGGCGATGCCGCCACGTTGGCGGCTGCCGAAACCTATACCGATGGAACGCTGGATCGCATCGGCAGTACACGGGGCGACATTCTCTATCGCGGTTCGTCCGCGTGGGCCGCACTCGCTCCCGGCACAAACGGACAGGTGCTTGTTACGCAAGGTGCGGGCGCCAATCCACAATGGGGTAGCGCGAGCGGCGGCTTCGCAGGAGCTGTGCAGGTCAATACCTACAGCGCGGCCGGCGCGAACACATGGAACAAGCCGACCAATGCGACCCGCGTAAAGGTGATCCTTTGGGGCCCCGGAGGCGGCGGAGGAGGAGGCGCAGGCGGTAATAGCACTTCAAATCTTGGCGGAAGTGGTGGCGGCGGCGGGGCCTGTATCATTCAAGAATTTAACGCTTCCGATCTCGGCTCATCTGAGACTGTCACAATCGGGGCCGGTGGCACGGGTGGCGCAGGCGGTTCTAACGCCACGGGTTCAGTCGGCTCGACCGGGGGCAATACAACATTCGGAGCACACCTTACCGGCTATGCCGGCGGCGGCGGCGGGTTGGGTGCTACCACGGCCCGCGCAGGTGGTTCAGGCGGCGGTTCGGGCGCGCCAGGTGCCGTAGGAGGTTCTAGCGCTCTTGCCGGTGGTGGCCCCGGTGCTGTCAGCAACGCGGAAGCTTGCGGCGGAGCCGGAGCAGGCAGTGGAAATGCTAGCAATACAGGTCACGCAGCGGAGTTTGGCGGCGGTGCCGGTGGGTCCGACAGTAACAGCGGCTTAGGAGGACAAGGTTGTGGCGGCAGCTCCATGTGGGGCGGTGCTGCCGGTGGAGCAGGTGGGTCCGTCAGTGCAGGAAACGGCACACAATCGAACTCAGCCGGAGATGGCGGCGGCGCGCACATCTACGAGCTTGCCTCGGCAACATCGCGCACGGGCGGCGCGCGCGGTACGAGCGGAACATCCCCGACTGCCGGAACCGCAGGTGCGGCTGGTGCAGAAGCTTGGGGCGGCGCTGGTGGCGGCGGCGGCGGCGCGAATACGACTGCCAATGGAACCGGCGGCAAGGGTGGTGACGGTGGGCAGCGTGGCGGCGGCGGTGGCGGCGGCGGGGCTGCGGGCGCCGCGGCGACGAGCACGAATATCGGCGGGGCGGGTGGTAAGGGCGGCGACGGCTACGCGATTGTCGTGACGTATTTCTAGGACGGTGCGTTGTCCCAGGTGACCATTTCCGCACTGTCCGGAAATGGCCTTCGCACTCTCCGCGCGCTCCCTTTTTCGCCTTAGCGGTGTGCATCCCGATTTGGTGCGCGTCGTCAAAAACTGCATCACGATCAGCCCTGTCGATTTCGGCGTCATTGAAGGGCTGCGAACGCCCGATGCCGAGCGGCGCATGGTCGCCACAGGCAAGTCCCTCACCATGAACTCCCGCCACCTGACCGGCCATGCGGTCGATCTCTGTGTCTTCGTCGGTGGCGTGTCGCATTGGGATTGGGCGCTTTACGTCGAACTGAACGACGCGATGCAGAAGGCGGCGAAGCTTGAGGACGTGCCTGTCGAATGGGGCGGGCAATGGACGAAACCAAAAGACGGTGACCACTGGCAACTGCCGTGGGCTCAATATCCACTGAGAGGAACCTGAACATGCGTAAGATCATCGCCATTGCTTGCATCGTTGGTGCCGTCAGCGGCTGCGGCGTCACCGGCACACTCGACCCGTCCAACCTTCAGATGGGCGTGAACCTGCTTGGCGACGGCTACTCGGCCATCTGCATGGTCGCCAGTTCGCAATACTGCTCCAAGCACAATCAGCACATCGCGAAAAAGGCAGAGGCCGGCGCGACGGGCCTGATCGACAATTTCCCGAGCCCGTGATGCAGTTCCTCAGCTTCGCCAACGGCTGGAAAACGTACTTCATCTGCGCGGCCGGATTGCTCACCGGCATCGTTCAGGGATTGGAGGCAACGCATGTCGTCGCCTTCCACATCCCCGGCGCTGTCGATTGGGTACTGGTGTTTCTCGGTGGCGCTACGCTGCGGCATGGCGTTCAGACCCGCTCCGCGCAGATCACCGAAGAGATTGTGGAACTGGTGCAACTAATTCTGCCGAGCATCACGACATTCTCAGCCAACAGCACATGGACTAAACCGGCAGGTGCGAAGTCGGCGACCGTCATCGTCCAAGCTTCACCGGCCGGCCAGACGGATGCACAGGAACGCACCGAAACCGCCGCCCTCAATCGCTCTCAGACCTAGCGAACAGGCATAGAGGCCAAAGCGATGCGGACCCGTCTCATCCTCGCCTCCGCCGCGGAAAGCCGTGCCATCACGGAAAGCAGCTTGAACATCACGCCGGCCAGAACAAGGCCGCCTACCAGGTATTCGCGCACGAAGGATTCCATCATCTGTAAACACCGGGGCGCATCAGGACGTTCCGTGCGAGGGGTTCAGTGACTATGTACTACCCGACAGATGCCGAGCGACTCGCAACGCTTGAGCAGGAAAACCGCGAATTCCGCGCCAACATTGCTGAGATGAAGGGCGACATCAAATCCATCCTCGGCACGCTCGCCGCTATGAGCGGCGGACGGAAGGCGCTGCTTGGCCTGTTTATGATGGTGGGTACGTTTCTAGGCGGCATTGTCTCTTTGGTCGCCGCCATCGTGTCAGGCTTTGTGCATCGGTAGGCACGACTCGCGAACGGAGTCCGTCGAAAGTCCACGTCCACCTGTGCCGAGTTCTGCCATTGTACGCTGTTCTGTGCCGAATAGGGGGTGGTGCTGAAATGCGGCCGAAACCGGATAATCTGCTTTGATGACAATGGTTTAGGCTGGTGGGCGCGACAGGGATTGAACCTGTGACCCCTCCCGTGTGAAGGGCGAACCTAAGCCGCATTGCGCTTGGTCTTTCGCTTGATGTTCACGTCGAGTCCGCCATTGTCGATCGGCAACAGCGCAGCCTTCCGGCTCTCTTCGCTCACCACAACATGGGTGTACCGGCGAGCGGACGCGGGGTCTTTCCATGCCTTCGTCGCCATGAGGCCATCGATGTCCAGTCCGCCATAGCGGCGCATCCATGTGGCCCAGGTATGCCGAAACAGGTGGAAGGTGAGTTTCTGTCGGGATGCCTTCTCGGTGGCCCGCAGGAGCGCGTACAGGCGCCCGTTCTTGCGGAAGCGGAATACACGCCCCTTTCGGTCCATGCCCTTCGGGTGGCCTGCCAGAGCGGCCACAACGGCAGGCGGCAGGAATACCGCACGCGGGTCTTCATTCTTGGTCTGTGGCACGTAGGCAAAGCCATCCTGCAGCTCGATGGCTTCACACCGAAGGCCCAGCGCTTCGCTCAGGCGCAAGCCAGTGTAGCAGAGCAGGGTGAGGAATATCCCAAACTCGGCATCCGCCTTCTTTGCCGCCCGTATCGCAGCAAAGGCTTCGTTCGGCTTCAGCCATGTCGTTCGGGAGGAACCGCGCCAGCCCTTCGGCCGCTTCAGCTCCCACTCGATCTTGGCGTGTTTCAGGACGGCCGAGACAGGGGTGTAGACCTGCCGGTTGCGAGTTTGCGCGGAAGCTGTCGGGTAAAGGCGCAAGGCCAGTTCATCGATCATCGTCTGATCGATCTTGCTGAGGGCGGTCGTGCGGAGTGCTTCGACTATCGGGGGCAGAAACCGTTGTTCACCGTGCATGGAGACATAGGCCACAGAGGCATCTATGAACGTGGGTTCGCCCGGCCGGGAAATGGCTTCACGTTCGATGTCGTCCCGCCATGCTTTGAGCAGTCCGGCTGCGATCGTTCGCGAGCCCGTCTTAGTACTTCGGTCCACGCGGACCCTGAGATATGTTCCCCGGACTGTGTAGAACGGGCAGCGCCTTTTGAGATTCGGCGGGATAAGTTTGAGCGGCATTTTTCTTCACCCTCGCGCATGACCGTGCGCAACGCCAATACATCTTCCTCGGCAAACAGCTTTCGCTTCCCGTTCTGGTAATAGAACGGATGCACCTTCACCAAATCCTGCAACGCCCGGCGGCTGATTCTCAAGAGCCCGGCGGCTTCGGCCATACTGTAAGCAGGGGATATGCGAAGCTGCGCCGTCACCTACTCAATCCTTGTCGCTGGGTGTGGGACATGGGGGTTAGCCCTTCACATTCACGACTTGCCGGAGCCGGTGAACGACATCCACAAGGTCTGACTGCGCGGCCATGACGGCGCCAATGTCTTTGTACGCCGCTGGACTTTCATCGATCACATCGGCATCCAGCCTCGCTTCGATGCCCTTCATGGCGGCGGCGTGCTGTTCCATGCTGATCGCTTTCTTTGCGGCGCCGCGCGACATAGCGCGGCCGGCACCGTGCGAGCAGGAGTGGAAGCTCTCGTGATTACCCTTGCCGCGCACGATGAAGCTGCCGGTGCCCATCGAGCCGGGAATGATGCCAAGGTCGCCTTTTCGCGCACGAACAGCGCCCTTGCGCGTCACCAGCACATTCGTGCCAAAGTGGTTCTCTCGCGAGATATAGTTGTGATGGCAGTTCACAGCCATGTCCGTCACGAAGAACGGCGGCAGCGACTTGCGTACCGCGTTCAGTGTGGCGTGCATCATTGCCTTGCGGTTTTCCAGCGCGAAGTCCTGCGCCCATTCCACGGCGTTCACGTAGTCATCGAACAGTTCGGTATGATCCACCAGATAAGCCAAGTCCTGATCCGGTAGGAATTTATCGATGAAGTACCGGCGCATTTCCTCCTTGGCCTTTTCGATGAAGTACATGCCGATCTTGTTGCCAGCGCCGCGCGAGCCGGAGTGCAGCATCACCCATACGAAATCGCTTTCATCGAGGCAGAGTTCGATGAAGTGATTGCCAGTTCCGAGCGTTCCGATATGGCGGGCTGAATTATATGCCTTGGCCTTCGGATGTTTGGCGAGAATGGCCGCGTATCGTTCCGCAAGCGGTTGCCAACGGTTCTCCGCCTCTGGTGGCAGCTCGCCCCACGCGCCGCGGTCGTTTGCGCCACCATTGTCCGTGCGCCCATGCGGCACGGCGGACTCGATGTCTAGCCGCGTTTGATGTAGATTGTCCGGTAGGTGTTCGGCTTTAAGCGTGGTCAGCATCGCCATCATTCCGCAGCCGATGTCCACACCTACGGCGGCAGGCACGACGGCACCTTTCGTGGCGATCACGCTGCCGATGGTTGCGCCCATGCCCCAATGCACGTCCGGCATGGCCGCAACGTGCTTGTGAATGAACGGCAGCTTGGCGACGTTGTGAAGCTGCGCCATCGCCTGATCTTCGATCTGGACGCCCTTGGTCCAAGTCTTAATTGGCGCTTCGCCAACGGCTTGATGAAAAATGAAGTCAGCCATCCCCCTACTCCCCTTCCTTGAGCGCGGAGTCGATGTGCGCCTTGAATAGTGAGCGTACCTGCGTCCAATGTCCGCGCGTTTCGCCATTTTCGAAATGCTCTGCCAACGCCTCGCATTCGGCTTGAGTTGGCATCATGGCTGGGATAGCGGCGCGGGCATCTTCCCGGTAAATATCTGCGGTCGTCAGCTTCGCCGGTTTCCCATCGGCGGTCACACACTCCGTAGCGTCAGCTTCCGCCGTATCAGGCCACACGCCATCATGGGTTCTCTCCCACATGGCTTTGGCAATTCGCTCGATCATGGATTCTGCTGGCATCCTATTCCTTCCTTGCGCTTCCAACGAACGTCCACCACCAATGATAACGTGACAGCCACATCGGCATACGGAGCGCGACGTGGAAATGCAGCCATTCGATCAGTTGACGCATTCCTATTCCTCCGGCTTCGGGTTGGATGCCGAGCGGCGCAGGTCTGCGACCTGGCTGCGAAGGCGTTCGATTTCTTCTATAATCTTCATACATCTGCGCCCAAGCCAGTTATAATTTAGTCTTGCTGGAATGATGTCTCGGAACATTCCAGAGGTTCCATGTGCTGTCCACGTAAACAGGAACCATACGAAACTTACTCGCATCCTTCGCCACCATTTGGTTAAAGTGTTCATGCTGGCGTGGTGGGGGAGAGGGCGACGGTTGCAGCGTAGTCGTAACCCGCCTCATCAAGATCGTCTTGAGGCATTCCTGATTTCGTCCATGTCAGCACGGCGCAGCAACCAGCGACAAAGGCCCTCTTCAAATCTTCACGCCGTTCCTCTCGCGCTTCGGCAAGCTGGCTGCGGAGCGTGGCGATTTCGGCGTGCAATGCGTGGCGTTTATTGTACTCATCCCAATGCACCACAAGCTCATCGCGCAATCGCCAAGGCGGCGGCGGAAGTCCATGCCGGTCAAATAGATCAATAACCTGCTGCCACAGCGGAACTTCACTCATTTGGCTGCTCCTAGTGCGCGGCTGATCTGCATTCTAATTGGGGAACCGGGCGGAAAGAGATATAAGGCCAAGACTTCATCAGCCGATTTCAGCGCCGCCCTCAGCCTCTCGCATTCCTGCAACGCTTCTGAGGCTGTGGAAGCTTGGCAGAATTGTTCGCATTCTTCTGGCGTATGTGGTCGCCACACGGACGCAGACTGCAACCCTTCACGAACGCTGTCGCCAGCTTCGGATTCTAGGAGAACACCTAGTCTTTTGGCCCGCTTAAAGAACTCTATCCCCGCGTGAGAGTTATCATGCTGAAACGCTGTCGCCACATCGTAGCAAAACGTCCACAACGCTTCTGAGGCTGTTTTCTCCAGAGATACGGCGCGTTCGGTGAGGGATGCGGCCTCGCGGAACAGCGCGATGTAGTCTGCATCCGAGTATGGCTTCTCAAGCTGGGTTCCTTCGCACCAGCCGGCCGCTTCGAGAAATCGACGTGCCAGATCATCCGCCAGCTTTGCGTCTGCATCGGGGCGAGGTGGTGCCGAAGTGAGTTTTGCATGGCAGTTCAAGCAGTAGTCCGAACCAACGCCGCCGCCCTCGAAGCGCCATACTGGTTCGCCTAGACAGTTCTCCGTAGCACACGGTCCCTGCTTGAGGATGTAAGGTAAGGCAAACCATTGACCCTTCCCTACATCGGGGCGGGGCGCTGAGGCGAGCATGTTGCAGAATTGAGTGCGCCACCAATATCGCCCGCGCCGTCCCGCTGGATCGTCACCGTCTCCAAACCAATGCCCCTGTTCGTCCGGCCCCTCGCCAAGCAACCAATCCAGCGCACGTTTCGGCACCATCACCCACTCCCCATCGGGGGAGGCGGGGTTCTGTGCGGTCATGGGGTTGTCCGATCAAGTCGCTCGACCTCTGCAACGATCAGTGCAGCGGCTTTGACGAGGTTGCGGCGTGGCGTTGTTGGTTTCCATGCCCAATTTTCCCACGGCCAGATATGGATGCGGTCACCGCCGATATTCGAGACGGTGTGATGTCCAAGCGCGTAGCAAGCCGCAGCCTTTGCCAGTTCGCCACCGCCATGTTCATCATCATGTTCAGGCGCCCAGCCTTCCTGCTCGACCTGGCGTTTGCGCTCGGCAGCAATTTCTTCAATGGCAGTCATGTCCCGCGCCCTCGGCTCAAGCGGATTCGTCGGGAAGCGGATGCCAGTCAGCATCGCCGGTAGCCAGTGAATCGCAATTCTTGAAACTACCGCTATCCCACCAGCCGGTACTGGGAGAACCGGGCGGCTTCCATGCGACAACGACAGGAATCATCGGCTCATTCGCCATGTTGCGGCCCCGCAGCAAAAGCCAAGTGCCGTCCCTTGGTGCTGTCGATGCCGGTTTCCATTTCTGCTCGCTCATAAATTCTCCTGTATTTGTCGCACCCTCGGCTCATACCGCTGGTTCATGGGGCACCCTTCGCGTTACGTGCGAAATATGTGGCCACCTCTATCGCGCGCCATAAGTCAGTTTCACGTTCACGTTGTGCAGAAAGTGAAGTATCACCGGCTCTCTCGTAAAATCGCTTGCGAAGGTCGGCCAGCTCGTCCAGCGCAACTTGCCTTGTTTCATTCATCCGGTTTTCTCCATCCTTCCCGTGCGCCAAGAATATTTGTAGCCGTCCGGTGGCTTGCGGAAGCCGCGGCTGTTGCGAATCCCGTTGTCCTTGTCCTGCTGGCGAAGCGTCTTGGCGACCAACGGCTTGTCGTAATGATCGGTTTTGTATCGCCAGCAACGTATGCAGACCGCAGCGCAATTCTCTATGCTGTTGTCCTTTGAATTTGCGTCGGGATTCACATGCTCAAAACGAACACCATTGGCGAGCGGGATGCAGCAACGCTGTCCCGGATCAAGGCCAAACATGGAGCCCGATGCTTCACAGCGACCAGCGGCACGCTTGAGAGCGAGGCGCCGCGTCGGCTTGGTGAACTCGGCGCGGTTCATACTTTCCGCCCCTTTGGGGTCAACACCCAATATCCATCTGGCAAATGCGACCACTTGGATTGGATCAGCCCGTTTGCTATGGCAGACTCAATCGCGGCCAGGTCCGTTCGCCCGCCGCCATACTCGATTGCGTAGCCACCCTCATTGGTATGATAGACAGCGGCACCCGTATGATGCGCAACCTTCATCGCGCGCGCTAACGCTTCGCCAGCACCTCGGATTGGAGTTTCCTGCCCGCATGTAGGACACCTCGCCATCCCTATGCTCCGCGCTTGGAGGGGATACGTGGGATTGAGCGCGGCACGGGCGAAGCGAACAGTGACGCGGTAGCAACAACCGCATCTTCCCACGCTTTACTACGACCGCTCGCAAGTGCATTCTCGTATTCGTCGATCAGCCAGCCAAGGCAGAGTCGTACATTATCACCACTTCGTCCGAGGCCGGACAGAACGCTATTGCTAGGATCAAATGGCGGCGTGCAATTCACATAGCGATGCCGAACCATCTCCCGCTCCAGCCGCAGCCGTTTCAACTCGTCACGCTTGTCCCAATAACCGAACGCGCCCATCTTACCCCCGCGCCTCCGCACTCAGCGTGGGGGTGAGCAGATCGGCAACCGCGTTCGGCTCGATCCCCCACTCGGCATAGATCACCTGCACGCAGCGCTCGAAGAAACCGGAGAATGCCGTCTGATCCATCTTCGCAAACGATATGGATTTCGGTATCTTCACATCGCCATAGCTTTTCGTGCGGATGATCGTGACGTGGCCGGTCGCGACCTTGAGAACATCGCTGACGTTCTCCGCGGTAGAGCCGATGCCATCCGCGATCCGCTTGCACAGAGCAAAATAGAGCCTGTGAAATTGCACATTGCGGGGCTGGCGGACTTCCACCCGCAGCGGTTTTCCGAACGGCAGCCGCCCGAATTCCACAATGGATTCATCGCCGTCAGGATACAGCGCGTTGCCAACCCGCTTTGCGTACAGCTCGCTCAAAACGGAATCTCTTCATCCATACTGTTGCGGTCGAACGCTGCACTGGCCGGGCGTGACGGGGTTGCCTGCGTTCGTTCACGCTGTGGCGAGATAGTGAACTTGCCATCAAGCGGGTTTGCATCGAGATAAACAGCGAACCCACCGTCATCCCGCTGCTTTGCGCTGCCGATCTTGACCGCGAATTTCTTGCCGGTCTGCGTCTCTTTCCAGATCACGCAATCGAAATATGCCATTGCCGTTCTCCTATGCTGCCAGCGGGCTGATGTTGGTATGCCGATCCTGAATGGCCTGCATCAGTTCCTTGTGGGCCTTCGGATCGATGCTGTGCAGCCTGACGATTGTGTTCTTGTTCACGTCCTCCCACGCCGAAAGAGCCTCGGGGCTGTTGAACGCCTTGATGGTTTCCTTGGCGGTTTTGACCCACGTCTTTGCTGCCGCGACAGGATCGGCCTTGAGCGTTGCGGCGCCGCCATTCTGCCGCTCGATAGGGTGCTGTTCGCCATTTCCGTTCGCAGCCTCTTCCTGCTTGCGCTGGTTAAGGTACTTGTTGTCGTCAAACAGCCCGAGGTGAACATCGGCGCCGATGCCGATGGTGACGGCGCACTTGCTGATGCAGTCGGTAATGCTTTTCTTCGGAGCTTCTTCGTCGGTGAACGCGCCGTACTTGTTCTCGCCCACCAACATGGTCTGCCCGAACTGTGGTGAGGTTTGAAACCATTGGCCTTCCTGCATGTATTCGAGGTGCCCGCGGACGATGTGCAGCTTGGCCCTGTCGCCTGTCTTGAGTGTGTGACCGTCCTCAATCCGTTCGTCCTCCAGCGCGAATTTCCAGCCACGTCCGCACGGCCCAAACGTTTCGGTGAGCCGCTTGAGAATGTAGGTGGCATTGATTGCCGTGCCGCTGAACCCGCCGCTGCGATTGAATTGCTTTGTGTGCGACGGATCGGTAGGCTCCAGCTTGTTCCAAAGTTCCAGATTGTTCATGCAAACTCCCCTGTAAAAAGGATTTCGAGCATTGTTGTGTAAGTCTCTCTGCTGATTGGAGAACCAGCGAGCCAAGTCCACTCTTCCATCACGTCGCGTGGCTCGCCCATCACCTCGCATGCGAACTCTTCGGGGCCGAGCAGTTCGCCGGTCTCAGGATCAAATGGCGCTTCGAGCGTGATGGATGCAGGAATCCACGGGCCACGGGACACGAGCCGCCGCTTGAACCAACCGGGATGCGGGTCGCCTTCGTGCAGCCCACCCGGAAACCCCCGCAGGCTGTCATGCGTCGTAAGCCATACGAGGGCGTCCGAATGCCAGCTATCGTGCGAGGGCTGCCGCATCCTACGTCTCCCCCTGTGTGGGGATTCCGCGAAGGATGCGAGAGGCATTTTCGAGCCGTCCCGCCGCGCAAGTTATGCGGAGATTCGGAACGAGCGTTCCGTCGTTGAGCGCCGCGAGGTGACGTAGCGCCACGTCAATATCTGCCTGCGCCAACGCAATCCTGCGTTCCCTCTCTCCCACGCATGGAACGGAAAGGTTCGATTGAGAGGCGGTCATCACGCAGCCTTCTTCATTGGCAAGCGGCCGGCCGGATGCAGATAGCTTTCGAGGTAGCAAAGAGCTTCGGGTGCTCGGTTCGCCATCAGCGCTTCGTATGCGCGCTGGATGTAATCGCAGTTCCCAGTCGGAGAGCCGCCGAGCAGTAATTGCAGCAGCTCCTGCTTTTCGGTATTGGAAAGCTCATCGGCAAGCTCGTCCATGTCCATGTCGATGTCGATTTCGACTTCCGTGCGTTTGCTTATGAGCATCTCACCCCTCCACCGTACCCGGCATGGATTGTGTGGTGGTCATTCGCCGCGCTCCCGCTTCTTGGCGTGGTCGGCAATATCCGCGAGACGTTCACGCATCGCTGGATAGGCGCGTTCGCTGGCGAGGTCGTATGCTGCATCTGGCGACATGCCCTCGTCTTCAAGATCAGCCATGATGCGCTCGACTTCTGCGATGTAGAGTTCCTTGCTCATACTTCCTCCATCCGCCGTGTCCGTTCGATCATTCCTGCTTTGCGGGGGTCGGATTCGCGGTGTCGAGCGGTTCCCAAAACAATCCTTCGGAGCCGCAGTCGTCCGGGCCACCGGACGGCGCACTGCGATATGACTCGCAGTATTTGAATCGCCGCTTCACCTCACCAGTTACCAAATCTGTGACGATTGCAGCTTGCGGTGCGCTGCAGACCATGTATCTAGGCCCATCCACATTCTGAGCCCATTTGCAGTCCTTGCAGAATTTCATGGCTTACTCCGCTGCTTCGAGAAATTGTTGCGCTGGCTCAACATCTGCGAGATACAAGAGGCCTTCCGCGAGGATGCAAATCTGGCAGCACTCGCAGATGAGATCGCCCTGGTCATTCTCAGCCACGTTGTCATCCGTGATGTCGCAACCGCAGCAGCCGCATTCTGTCCCGCTCATGGCACGGAAGCCTTGAGGGCGCGGCGACCGTTCTCAGTAAGACGGACCGCTCTATCGAGTCGGCCGACTTGGTGCGCCTCGATCAATCCTGCAGCTCGCAACGAACCGTACGTCGCTGGGCGCATTTGCTTCGGCCAGCTTGTGTGCGGTACGCCGCCCCACCACGCGGCACGCCATCCTCCAACTTCAGACAGCCATTGCAGCGCACGGAGTTGCGGCTTCGTCAGCCTTTTCTCCAACTCCACGAGTCCAGAGGTTGATTCACTCGGAGGCGTCATGGGCGGAATCCTGAAATCATCACGAAGCCTTGTCCGGCCATGTCGGTTGCTTCCTTGCCTGCGAATCCCATGGTCGCGGGTGTAATCACGCTCCAGAGGCCAAGTACTTTGCCGAGCGCAAACAACTGAAACGCAGCGCCTTGGTCACCAATCTCTGCGCCGACCTCGATGTACGATGGCCCGCCCGCCAAACGTTCGGGCGCGGAATACTTCTTGAGAATGTCGATCAGTTCCGCTTTGTGGGAGTGAGCTTTGGCGCAATCCACACCGACAGAAAGGAGCGTGAGATCGACAACCTCTGTTTCGCTGGCCGCTTCGCTTTCGTGCGGCATGGCATTGATGGTCACAACATCGACCGGACCAGCTTTGCTACGCTCGACAACCTCACCTTTGCGAAGCTGCACGGTTGTTTCGCCGAGAATTTCATAAAGCCGTTGCAGGTTCATCATCCCTGTCCTTCGGCGCGGGCGAGGGCGGCGCGGGCAGATGCTTCTGCCTCGACGCATTGCGCCCAAGCGTTGACAACGCTGACGGCTGGATCGTTTGTGCTTGTGTGCTTTGCTGCCGTGAGCAGCGCGAGCGTTTGCTGGCAAAGTCTCAGCGCTTCGACTAGATTGGGGGCCTCGGCGATTAGGGCCGCGTTGGCTTCCCACTCTTCGCCAGCATCCTTCACGGATTCGGCGTTGCCAACGTCCGCAACGCAAATTGAATAGGGTCTGTCTCGAACAATTCGCGCGACAACTCGCGGGTGAGCGCATTCGGAATCGCCGGGTAAATGCTCCCACGGCCCCTTCGTCCATTTCGCCGCCATCCCGTCCTCCATTGCCGCCCTTGATGGGGCTAGGGTGCCTTAGGTTCGACGGGCGTTTTCGGATGGATCAGCCGCTTGCAAAAGCTGCATGTGACCGCGCCATCGTCGCCTGAGACGTTCTGCCCGTACTCAATCGTTTCAGGATTCCACACGAAGCCGGAGGCACGACCACAAAGCGACCGCACGCGATCTTCACCGTACCGCGTGTATCGGATTGCTTTGTGGACCTTCAGCGCCATGTCCCGATCTCCCGCCGCCCTTAGGCTGCTATGGTGTTTCGCCGGTATTGCTTAGAAGCCGCGATGGATCGGTTTCAGCCTTGTCGCTAAGTCCGCGCAAAGAGATCGCGTCGCGAAGCCGCTCGGCGTTCCAGAGCCGATGCTT